CTTCTACACCCGAACTAAAACAAGAACTGATGGAACTTGGTGAGATTATTCAGGAAAATGCTATGATGAGGAAAAGGGCAGATGAACGACGGGAGAAGAAAAATGAAACTCTGTAAAGATTGTAAGTATTATCGTAAGGATTGGTTGGGTCATCTATTTGGATTTGGGCACCGACACGATACTTGCACTTCTCCAAATACTTCCACAAATCTTGTAACTGGCAATGAGAACCGATTTTGTGATATGTTGAGGTCAAGTAGATGGAGTGAACTTGATTATTCTTGTGGTCCTGATGGTAGGTTCTGGGAGGCAAAATGAACGACGAAAAGAATCCTGATGAACTTGTCATTCGGGACATTGATATGGTACACTTTGAGATGATGGATGATGGGTTCCTCTGGTGTGGAATCTATCACAATAATGGTCAGGTTGATCACTTCAACATCACTGCAAAGAAGAACAAACTCTCTACACTATGGATGCCTAATTGTGGATGATACTATGACTTGGAAAGAATACTGGCAGATGACTAAATGGGAATGGTTTATTGAAGGTTTTCGTAACATTTCATATATTATGGATTGTCATGAGACTGTTGAGCACTTTCCCGATGACTTCTGGGAAGCACTTTCTTGGGGCTGGATGAGTGAATATATTACACCATACGATGATCCATATAACCCCTATATATCTAAAGAACGCAAACTACGATTAGGAAGGTATTAATCAAATGAAACTCTGCAATCTTATCTTTTTTACACTTGTTGGTGTCTGTGTTGGTGGTATGATTTATGGTATTGTAACCACAGAAAAATCACCACAACATGCTTCCGTGGAGAAGAATGAACAAATTCATCATATCAAATAGATTTTTACGTTATACATCATTCTGGTGGTGGTATCGTTTGATTTCTCATCAAGGATTTCGTTTTGATGATTATCATATCTGGGAATCATTCTGGAGTTCTCTGAATGGTGGATGGTTGGATATGAACTATAAATGGGAGTTTGAAAAGTTCTGGGGTAAGGGAGCAAAACCTGAAAGGATTGTGTTGCCTGCAAAAGATTATGATGCCCTTGTAGAACGCTTGAATGAACCACCAGACCCTAAAGTAGTGGAAAGATTAAAAGAGATCATGTCCAAAAAAGCACCATGGGATAATGAATAAATATTTTCAAAAAGTCATGATTACTTTCAAACAGTTTTTAGACGAAGCAAAAAAGAAAAAACCACTTTATTCTAAAAAACATATAGAAAAGCAATTAGAAAAGCAAGGTGGAATTGGTGGTAAAGCAGTGGAAAAGTACGTAGAACAAAATCCAAATCGTGGTCCTCGTCATTATACTTTAGGTGAACGATAAATCTAAAATCTTTTACAATATCTGGTGTTGTGCCTATCAAAGGCGCTATATGTATCGTGGCACACTCCGCGAACAAAGGGAGCATGATACAGTACTCATGTGTTTGAACATGAGAGATGTAAAGTTTTATCAGTTTGATACGGAGAAACCACGTTATGTTTAGCACACTAGTAAGAGGAACAGCACCAAAGAAAAATAGAACAACCTTAAATTGGTGGGAATATTGGATTGGGCACTGCTGGATGACGGGATGGCAAAGTATTCGACATAATTTTTGTATTTGGTCAGATTTAATGACATCAAATTATAAAAATTATGCTCTACTCAAAGATGATGATCCAGAACAAGAATGTTTGGAATGGTTTTGGGGAAGTTTAAATGAGGATGATGTTTATCCTAAAGAGTTTCTTGAACATCTAATGCAAATGGTAGATGACATTGAAACTGGTAAAGAAAAACTCATTCCACTTGATGAGGATTTTTTTGAAAGAATAAAAGAACTTACTGATGGAGTAGAACTTGATGATGACGATTTTTGATTTAGTTCACGATGAACGAAGATATGGTTGGGTTGTAGATAAACGCTACGACTGGATTAATATGCTTTCAAAAATGAGAGATAATAATCCTCAACGTTTTGAAGAATTTCAATACTCTAATGCTACAATTTACCATCACCTAGATAGAGTGCAACAAGAACAAAACCTTTACGACTAATGAACTTTACACCTGAACAATATAAACTAATTTTTACTGCAGTTCGGCGTTATCAGTTTGAAAAAACAGTATTAGATAGCAAAGAGTATTGGCAGTGCAGCGAAGTACTTGACGAACTGTTTGATTCCGTGTATACTCAACGAGTAGAGCAACCAACATGATTAAACCAATCAAAGAAGAATTTCCCCATCCTGGATTTCCTATTAAAATTGTCCATAAAGATGGTAAAGATCTAAAAGACAAAAAAACATGTTATTTTCAGTGCGATGCACATGCTAAAAAATACATAGAAAAATGTAAATTTAAAAAGAAAGATTATACTATTTCATATAAGGAGAATTGAAGTGTCCAATAAAGTTTTGATTACTGGTGGTGCAGGGTTTATTGCACATCACTTGATTGGTAAAATTTTAGAAACAACAGACTGGAAAGTTGTAACTCTTGATCGTCTTGATTATAGCGGAAATCTAAATCGTCTTCACGATTTGATGCTTTCTTTTGATCCTGAAGTTCGCAAACGTGTAAAAGTAGTTCATCACGATCTCAAAGCAGAACTAAACCCTTTAGTGCGTTCTGAAATCGGAAACGTTGATTATATTCTTCATCTTGCTGCTGGATCCCACGTTGATCGCAGTATTGAGTATCCAATGGAATTTGTGTTGGATAATGTTGTAGGAACCTGCAACATTCTTGAATTTGCACGTAATCAAAATAATCTGGAAAGATTTATTTACTTTAGCACTGATGAGGTATTTGGTCCTGCTCCTGATGGAATCAAATATAAGGAGAATGATCGCTACAACTCTACAAATCCTTATAGCGCAACTAAAGCAGGTGGTGAAGAACTTGCTGTAGCATATGAGAATACGTATGGTTTGCCAGTTTACATCACTCACACGATGAATGTGTTTGGTGAGAGACAGCATCCAGAGAAATACATTCCCATGTGTATTCGTAAGATTCGTGATGGTGAAACTGTTACCATTCATAGTGATTCTACACGAACTATTCCTGGTTCTCGGCATTATATTCATGCAGAGGATGTTGCGGATGCTATTCTCTTTCTTGCAGATAAAAACTTTACCGAATCTAATTATGGCGGCGCAAAATGTCCTAAATTTAACATTGTTGGTTCTGAAGAACTAAACAATCTGGAACTTGCACAGATTATTGCAGATGCACAAGGTAAAGAACTAAACTATGATCTTGTAGATTTTCATTCCTCTCGCCCTGGGCATGACTTGCGTTATGCTTTGGATGGTAGTAAAATGAAAGAACTGGGATGGGAACCTGCCAAATCTGTGCGGGAACGTATTGCAGAAGTAGTTAACTGGACTCTTGAAAACGAAAGGTGGATCACTCTATGACAACACGTACATTTATTGATAAGAATGAAAACTTTTGGGAATGGGAAGAAACTCCCGAAACCATTGAAGCACTCAAGCAACTTCACGAAACTGTAAAAAAAGTAAATGAGCGAAAAGAAACTAATTGATGATGCTTTCTATGTTGATGAAAAGAAGTATGGACTCTGGTATTCAACAGATCTTAAGGGAAATGGGATTGTCACATCTCTCACTGAACAGCAGTGTATATCAGCGACCCGTTATGTACTTAAAGGACGGCAGGAAGGTTTCCCTGAACCCCAAAAAGTTCATGAGGGTGTGGTAGGTGGAAAACTCTGATTATCCATATCACGTTCTTGATCCAACTACTCCTTGGTATGAGTGGTTGTGCTATTGTGAGATTTGTCATCAACTAAATGTTGTTGGGCAACCAAAGTGGCAAAGATATGCTGCTTATCGTAACTATCTAAAGGAAGTTGGAGTATTGTAGTGTTTTTTAATCTTCGGGTGTTTCTTTGGACAATAGTTGCAGAATTGGAATATATTTTGTATCCGTGGAAAAAAGAAAGTCCTCCAGAAGATGTAGCACAAAAATATAATTTACCCGATACAAATCTTGAACAGAATTTAAGTTATGATTGGTTAAAATCTCATGATGAGAAGATTGCCAGACTTCAGGAAGAAATAATCTGGGTTCAAAATGAAATTCATAAACTCAATGTAGAATTAAAAACTCATGTCTAAACAAGATCCTTATTGGTTTTTTAAGAAGTGGGGATTTCCTGAACCTCTTCCTAGTGATGTAATTAACCAAAAGTTGCAAGAACTTGAAGATCGTATTAAAGTATTGGAAGAAGAAAATGTAGGTTTGACCAATTCTTTGTATGAAATGGAGAATTCTCTAGATGCCCGTATAGATATTATTGCAGAACGTTGTAGGATTGATTACGATGTATGAACTTGATAATTTTGAAAAAGCACTTGCACACTTTGGAACTAGAGTAGACATTATTATTGCCCTTGAAATGGGAGGAAAATTAGATGCTGACACTGCTTACAAAAATATTAAGACTGAACTCAAAGAACTCAAACGAATCCGAAAGACCATCAAAAAAGACAAGGATTTGTGATAAGTGTGGAGTTGAAAAACCTTTAATTGAAGATAATTTTCAGAAAGTAAAGTATTTTCGTGATGGATTTTCTTACTATTGCAATGATTGTAATAAACCAAAATCAAAAGATTAATGGAAGATACTCTTAAAATAACACAAAACGAAGATGGATCATTTACCATGGACTGGAACCCACAAGACCCAAAATGGTCTTGGATGAATGGGTTGACACAGAAGGAAATTCAGGTTATTATGGAGCAAGCAATCAAGGATCATCTCAATGGACTTTAATTACAAGAAGTATTCTCTTGAAAATCTTGAAAAATGGGTTGAAGATGCTCTAAATTCTGCAGAAGCATCCCCACAAGAAATTTATGACTGTATTCGCAAAGTAGTTGAAGAAAACTATTATTGCTACAAAAATCAGACTTCTCGTTGTTATGAACTCCTTGCATTATTAAATGGTAATGGTAAAGGACATATCCCAGCATATGATGAATATCTTGAGAAGAAAGAAAATCTTGCATGTGATAAAGATAACCCATCACCAGAATGTAAAAAGTCTTGGACTTCCTTCTGGGAAGAGCATTATTATCCAGAAGAAGTAAAGGATGATGGTATGCGTCCTTGGGGACACAGTGATCTTGAGTATGGCATTGCCAATCAAAAGAAGGATAAAGTAAAGAAGTGGGTTCTTCCTGTTGAAGTTGATGGTCCAAGTGGTGAATTTTTTGTATGCTTCCCCGACGATCTTCTAGAGGCAGCAAATCTTAAAGAGGGTGATCAAATTGAATGGATAGATCAAGGCGATGGATCCTATCTGCTCAAAAAAGTTGAAAAACAAATGACTTATGATGAGGCAATTGCTGCTGGGTGGGAAATGACTGCTGATGGTTTTTGGATTAAAGCATCTTGATTGATATCTTAATGTGTGGGTACAACATCAGTTGTCATTTTAATAATATAAATTATTATTTTGGGAGACCAAAATATAATCCAGATGTTGTTCAAATCTGCCAATATTTTGAAGAACAAAAAGTAGAATTGCCAGATTACTGCAAATGGCAAGACAATATACAACCACCTAGAAGAAGGAGTGAATTTTAATGGCACTATCACAATCAGTTGAAGAATCTCTTAAAGAAGCAGAAGCAAGTTTACGTAATGCACTAGCATATGCAGCAAGACAAGAACGCCCTATGGTTTGTAGTGTAATTGCCGATTTAATTTCAAGAATTGAATCTTTACAAACAACCGATAGTCTTTTGGATAAACTAGAAGGAAGAAAATCTGGTGACTCTGGGTTCTTTGGTCCTTTCTTCAACAAAGACTAATTGTAAACTATTGTAACGTGATCCCAAAGAAAACATTAAGTTTATAGATAATCATATATTGATATGCTAACATTTGGGTCACATCACAAAAATTCTATGACACTTTCCAAGTCTGGCACCGAACAACTCACTCAAGAAGAATGGGAAGAACTTGTTGCATTAAAAAATGCAATAAATGATAATCCAGCATCAGTTCATCCAGATAAAATGGAATTGTTTACTGAATTATTAGTTCGCTCACTTGAGGGTAAATGTGATCCTCCGCCACCAAAAAACTGGCGTGGAGCAGCATTAAGCGAATAAAAAAATAAATATTATCATCACGATACAGAACTATGAGTAACATCGACGAGCATATTCAAAAAGACAAACAAATTCTTGATGATCCTCAAACATCTCCACAAGCAAGGAGACATACTGAAGAAGAACTTGAGGCATTAGAATCTTATAAAGCAAATCACCCAGACGATGAACACGATCCAACTTCATTAGAATTGTATTGTGATGCCCATCCTGAAGCACTTGAATGTAGAGTTTATGATGATTGAGAACAGTTACTGAACTGGCACATTAGGCACTCCAAAAAACTGGGGTGCCTTTATAATACTATGGTATATTTTTAAATTATGTTTGAACCATTAGTTCCATTTATCCATCAAAATCTTACAAAACACCACGAACTTTATAGTAGTCAGTGTAAGGCAGAATATTGGGAAGAAATCTTTGCACTTTCTTTAAAGCAATCGGGATTTGGTAGTACCTGGAAACCAGATTTTAATCATAAGTCTGGTGTTGATCAGACTATGGACAATGGAATAAGAATTAGTAATAAAGGTGGATCAATTATTAAAAATATCATTTCTTTTAGTGGATCACGACTGACAAAATATAAAACACTAAATGAAAAACTTGAGTTTTTAAGTGATAAAAAAGAGGATTATGTTCTTTGTCTTGCAACAGATAAAGATGAATGGAAGAAAGGATCTAAACGATATTATTTTGTTGTAATTAATTCTGATACTTTAAATTATCATGAACAAGAATGGGAAGAAACATATGGAAAACAAACAAATATTGGTCAACTTACTGGATGGAAATGTTCTTCCGAAGTATTTAATGCTAAAATTATCAGATCTAACTCTGATCAACTTTGGACTGAGATGAAACTTGATTACTACGAAGAATTTTATGAAATTACTATTGGGTGATTGTTTGGAAATATTACCAACACTTTCAGATAATTCTGTGGATATGGTGTTGGTAGATTTGCCATATGGTACAACTGCTTGTAAATGGGATTCTATTATTCCTCTTGATAAATTGTGGGAGCAATATAATAGAATTTGTAAAGAGGATGGTGCGATGGTATTTACTGCTGCTCAACCTTTTACAACAATACTTGCAGCATCAAATCTTGATAATTTTCGATATGAGTGGATTTGGGAAAAACCACAAGGAACCAATCCTATGAATTCAAAGGTAATGCCTTTAAAATCTCATGAGAATGTATTAGTATTTTATCGCAAAAAATGTACATATAACCCTCAAATGTGGTACTCAACTCCTTACAGTGGTTTCTCATCGAATATTAGTAAGATTGGTGAGGTTTATGGTAGTGCCCAATCAAAACATCGGGATAATCCCGATGGATCAAGATATCCCAAGACAGTGTTTAGATTCAAGCAAGAAAAAGGATTGCATCCTACACAAAAACCAGTTGCCCTAATGGAATATCTAATTAAAACATATACAAATCCTGGTGATTTAGTGTTGGATAATACTATGGGTAGTGGAACTACTGGTGTTGCTGCAGTTCAAACTGATCGTAATTTTATTGGCATTGAAATGGACCAAACTTACTTTAGTATTGCAAAACAACGTATTGAAAGTGCTGTGCCAGTTACTGAAGTGGTACATCAAACCTCAAATGCCCTGGTAGATGCCCTATACTAACAAGGTACTCAAGAAAACCACTTGTGGAACTCACCGAAGAAAACTATTGTGATCAGCAACCTGTCACAATGGAATTCACATTTGAAGAGCATGATCTTCTGAATGACATCTTGTGCCATGCATCAGATTGGATATATGTTGCATGTCCAAATCTTCATGAAATGCCAGAAGACTCTGAAATTCGCCAACGTTTTAGAATGCTTGAACAAATGAGGCATAAATCTAATCAACTTTGGAAAACCCGTTTTGGTAATTGATTATGAAATTCACTGATCTTAACTTTCAACCACATGGCAACTACCCTGATAGTGGTATTGCTGCTCGCCACTTCTACACTAATGGTTATGGTGTGAGTGTTGTTCAATTCACTTCACCTTATGGTGGAAGTTCATATGGTGCCGAAGAAGGACTGTATGAGGTGGCAATTCTCAAAGGACTTGAAGAGGACTGGGAGATCTGCTATGATACTCCCATCACGGATGATGTAATTGGTTATCAATCCGTGGAGGATATTGATAATCTTCTTTCACAAGTTGAATCTCTTTAATTATGACACAACAATTTAATATTGGTGATATTGTCACCAAAAAACATGGTAAAAAACCTGCTGAAATTGTCAGTAAAGGTTGGTATACGTCAGATTCTTGGACTTGTCGGTATCTTCATTCCAAACAATCTTTTACTGAATATGCATCTGATCTAAAACTTTACGATGAGGAAACTGAAATGACTGCTGATACTAAAACTCTCTATTCTTTCACCGTTGATGGTGTTGTTGCCTATGGTACTCACATCGGCACCAACAGTAGCAACCAATACCTGATCGAAGAAAAAGGTACTGGTAAGATTCACGTCTTTGATAAGAAAGACCTGGAAGAAGTTGTGCCTTATACTTTCAGTGCCACTATGGGTGGTAAAGAGACCCATTATGTTGGTACTCCTGGTGCTCTGAACAAAGGTGATGTGCTACTCTACACTGGTTCTAGCACTCCCCAGGTTGCCGTGGTAACTGGTGTGGATACCAAGAACAAAAGCGCCCGATCCAAGTTCAAGGGTGCTAAACTGGTGACTGAGGCAATCTGATCTATGAAAACTTCTACTGCTCTTGGTGTTGTATTTGGTGTAATTGTCCTTGCAACTGCTGGACTTCTCTTTGAAGCGTGGTTGCTTGGATTGATTCTGTCTTGGTTTGGTGTATCTTTGACCTTCTGGCAGAATTTTGCTATTATCTTTCTCGCTAATCTTATTTTCAAATCTAACGTATCTTCTAAATGAAAAATCAAAACGGATTTATTGACCCCACTGCCGCTCTTGTTGTTCTTGGTGTAGGTGTGTTTGCTGCTATTCTTTTTGTTGGTGGACCTCAATACAACGTGTGGCAACAATCTCTTGCTGGTAAAGCAGAACTGCAAAAGGCAGAATATACTCGCCAGGTAGCAGTGCTGGAAGCACAAGCAAAGAAAGATTCTGCACAACAACTTGCTGATGCCGAAATCATCCGTGCTCAAGGTGTTGCCAAGGCAAACCAAATCATTGGTAATTCACTGAAAGATAACCGTGAGTACCTCCAATACCTGTACATTACTGGTATTGAAGATGGTAGCAAGAATGGTAACGTAACCATCTATGTTCCTACCGAAGGTGGGATGCCTGTTCCAACTCTACAGATGAATAAGTGATCAAAGGGGAGGGTAAAACCTCCCCTTTTTTTCTAAATAATTACAAAAGCATTTATGCTATAACTAAAATGGCAAATAAAGTTAGTGCGTATGAAGTTAACACATTTAATCAAGAATTACTTCAGTGTGTTGCACTTTCATTTTTTATAAGAATGCCAAACAACCCTTCTTCTGAAGATTTTTATGCATATATTCAGAATTATTTGGCAGAGGGTAAAGATAATCAATTTAAAATTTTGAACGGCGTTGGAGCAGAATATAATATAGAAACAAATTTGGGAATTTTTAACACCACAAGTAAAACTGGAATTTCGTGGGTTGACTCTTCAATTTCAATTGCTCAATTTTTGATTAATAAATTAAATTTAAATGATCAATATAAAATCTATCACCAAAAGTCAAGTTTTGGTAGAACTATTAAAGAAAACTGTATAAAAAGATTAGTTGAAGATTTAGACTTAAGTAAATTTTCCGATGAACCTGATACATATAATCCAACAGACATATGGATTGTTAAAGAAACGCAGAAGGATAACATTATCAGACATTTAGAAGAAAAGATTATAAATGCCGACGATGGAATGGTATCCGCACATTACACAAGTAATCGGCATACATATAAATCAATTATTGGATCATTTTTTAGAACTAAATCTCTTTATCAAATTTCTCTTAAAAAAGCATCAAGTGGAGGTGTAAAATACAGAGTAATAGGAAGTTCATATGGAATACCACCACAAGATATAGATCCATATACAAAATTTATTTCGATTTTTGATGATTTAGTAAAAACTAAAAATGAAGCAAAAATTAAAGAATTTATTAGTAAACTAGTTATTTTAACGAAAATAAATTACAAAGACGAAACACTTCAACCAAGCGTTTCATTTGAATTGAGATATGGAAAACTTGAAGTTGGACAAAGTTTTTCAGGAGAAACTGAAAAATGGTTGCTTGATACTCCAGGTAATACTTTTAATATGCAGAAAGAAGGAGGAACTGCTTGGTCTGGGGGAACCAATTTTAATGGAATACATTTGGCATTAAAAAATTATTCAGAATACATGCCAACATTTCGTGAGATGAAGCAATTAAGATATAGGAGTTATGAGCAGTTATATTCTAAACTTTTTCCAGGAAAAGCAGTGCCTACAAATGTTAAGCATATTCTACTCAGAAAAGATGAAATAATTTATATGAAAAAAGATATGGAGATAATAAAAGCATCTTTAGAGAATGAGCAAAATTACAAGCAATTTTTAGTAGACGCGATTGAAAAACTTTCAGGTCCTTATAGGGGACAAAAATCTTTATATGGAGTAACCACTACTGGATCAATTGATATTCAAACAACAACAAAAAGTGGAGAAATTGTAGATAAAATAAAATCCGATCAAGCAGCAATTGCACTCTCTATAAATTCAATTGCAAAGGGTCAAACGAAAATACAATATTCTTCCCCTGTTGATTATAAAAATATTAAAAAGAGAACTGCTAAATTAAAACAAATTAAAGTTGGTGATACTATTTTTATAAGAAAAATTGGAAGTAAAGGGTCGGAGACTTCTTCTACAAGTGCTAAAACTAAAGTTAAAAAAATTAATTTGAATAAAAAAGAAATTGAATTAACAAAACCACTTATTTCTGGGGGATCTGGACAAATTGTTGCAATAATTTTTAATCCTTTTCAATCAAATATTTTGTCTAATGAAAAATTAAGAAATATTGATACAAATATTCTTGAACAAAAGTTTTCAAAACTGCAAGCATTTTGGGTGTTTATGAGAGGAGGACCTAAAAAATTAAGTGAATTTTTGAAAAAACAAATTGTTTTGTCAATTTACGGTATTGTTTCTAAAAAAGGTGGAAAGATATTTGATGATAGTTTTACATCTAAGCATACATTAGGCAAAGAATTAATTAAAACCAGAAATGCTCTTAATAATTATATCGTACCACAATTTATAATCGTTGGTGATTGATCCATAAAATATACTAATCAAAAGTGGGTTGACACGTCATGTTGTGCTTGCTATAGTATGTGTGTTCAAAGGTTATCCACCATGACAACCAAAAAACTCTCTCCTTTCTACGTAAACGTTTTTGATGATCAAGGCAACCTAGTTGCAGAAAACGTTTATGTTGGTAGGTACAAAACCAATACTTGGGCAATGCATAAGGCATGTGCGATGTACCCAGATTACCACAGTTTCAAGTTGTTCGTGAAAAACTGACACCTCACAGACTGGCACACAGGCACTTCACAGGCACCTGTGTGCCATTATAATAGGTACATACGCAACCGACCCCATGAGCACCACCTTCGCTGACTACGCTGCCCAGGAACAGGCACGGCAGAGCATCGCTGATGCTGTTCTGATCCATATCTACACTCTGTGTGAGGCACTGAAGCACAATTACGTTGAGACTGCCATTCGTGGGCACCAGCGTTATGTTGATGATCCGTACCATCAGCAGAAAGTAGAAGAACTCAAGAATAATGAGTGTCCAATTGACTTCATTATTGAGAGTGGACGTAAGTACCACAAAATCATCTTTATTGATGGTGGTGGACATCGTTCGGTTCATGCTTTTGTTGACAAGAAAACTGGCGAAGTGTATAAGTCTGCCAGTTGGAAAGCACCTGCCAAAGGTGTTCGGTATGATCTTCGCATTATTGAGCAACGTGAATGGTTGTTTGAGAATGCCGATTGGTCTGGTGGATACTTGTACGCAAAATGATTACTTTTATTTTGTGGTGGTTAATTAGTATGACCATGGCACTTGGAATTAATTATGTTCTGATGCACTACACTGATGATGAAAACTACTGACAAACTCATTTTCATTTCTTCGTTCATTTGGTTTTTGCACTGGGGTCAATGTCTTACATCACGCATTCTGGATACGGTTATTCTAAACGCCTCTGTGAGGACGTTTCCATTTGGTTTTTAGATAAGTTCTTTCCACGCCATAAGATTGTAGTAGAGATCCTTCATCGTGGTTTGAAGCGTGAAGGTGTAAATGGTTATTGTGATATGATTGGATATGCTTATCGCCCTCGTGAGTTTCTGATTGAACTGGACACTTACATGGATGAAGAGTTGTACATAAAAACTCTTTTGCATGAACTGGTTCATCTGCGGCAGTGGGTGGTAGGTTCTCTGCGCCTCCGTTATGGAAAATTGTGTTATTCTAAAGAACCCGTGGAAAAGTATGAGTATTGGTATCAACCACATGAAATAGAAGCACGGGAACAGGAAGAAACCCTATATCTGCAGTATCTGTTTGAGAAGAACGGGTGGACGGATCACCAAGTGGCACAGTTCTTTCCCAACCGTTTGCTACAGGCAGTATAATTACAAGGTAATCAACGGAACACCCGATGATCTCTGACACCACACAGGACGCACAACTACGACGCACGATCACGAAAAGCGTAGAACAAATGGATCTTCGCTTGCTGCAACGGATTGCTTATGAAGTGCGTTGTGAAGAAATGGGCATTCTCCCTGATGGTTGGAAACTTTACCCTGAAAATTGATTATGAAACTCTCCACTACTTCCATTTCCAAGATTGCCGATGAACTTAAACCTGCAATTATCAATTACATCTATCAGGATCCAGAATATGCAGAGTATATGCACGGTGCTGTGATTGAAGGTATTCGTAGTGTAATGGGTGATATGGATGATGAGTTGCTTTTTGAGATTGGTATGCTAGTGTTTGATCGTATTGAATTGAGTTAATGATTGGACTTATTGCTGGACTTACATGTGGCATCGCAACATTCTATGGTGTTGGTGATGGATTTCATGGACAAACCACTGCAAATGGAGAACGCTTTGATGCTTATCGTTGGACTGCTGCTCATCCTTACTTACGTATGGGAAGCAAAATTAGAGTCACAAATCAAGACAATGGAAAACAAGTAATTGTTCGTGTGAATGATCGTGGTCCATATTCTCATGCTGATCTGGATCTCTCTTATGCTGCCTTTGCTCATATTTCTTCTCCACGCAAGGGCAATGCTGTTGTTTGTTGGAGAGTCGTCGGGTGAACAAAGATAAACTCTATCTTACACTCACTCTTGTTGTATTTTTTCTACTTGACATTGCCATCATGGTTGGACTATTATGGCATGGTAAGGCAAACTTCACTGAACTGTTCAAACACCTCAAATGAAAAAGTTTCTTCCCATTCTTTTCTTGCTTTGCTCTTCTCCAGTGTTTGCACAAACTCAAGCAGTTGTGCAGAAGAAAGAGTATCGCCCCTTTCGCTATGAAACTCCATGTGCTCTTGAAACCAAACAGGAGTTTGAGATGGATAATTGTGTTGTGATTGAAACTCGTGAGAGTAGTGGAGCACTTCGCACTCGCAATATCTATTCTAATCGGTTTAAACTCACTATCAAAGGACGTTTTGATAAAGAGAAAGGATATATGACATGGGACAGTCACAATAAATACGAATACAAATGGGAATACAAGGTTGGTGGTGTTGATGGTTTGGGTACATGGACTTATGTGATGCCTGGTATTCTAGTTCAAGAAATAAGTTGGGACTAGACTCCATGGATATAAAATGTGGAGATATTGGATTTCCGTATATAGAAATAGAAAATTTTTATACTTCCGAAGAGTTAAATCTAATATGGGAGGAGATAGATTTTTTATATTATGATCATAAAATAGAAAGATCTACTGGATCTGCAAAAATGAGCGGAAAACCATTAAAAAGTAATAGATGTATATATTTGGACGAACTATATAAACAAAATCGCCATTTATCCAACATATTAACATTAAACAGAAAATTATATAGTAATAATTTTAAGTTATTCAAATCGCACAAATCTTGGTTTTTTCAATCGGTTCAAGGAACTTCAGATTACACTGCATTTTCATTTTATGAAAATGGTGATCATTATTTGCCTCATAAAGATGCTTATTATATAACTTCTTTATTTTGGACTTTTAAAGAACCAAAGAAATTTGTTGGTGGTGATTTTGTTTTTTCTCAATATGATCATAAAATAGAAGTTCAAAACAACAAAATGTTAATCTTTCCATCTCAAATTACCCATCATGTAACTCCAGTACTAATGGACAATGAATATTGTAATCAAAAAATGGGAAGAGTTTGTATATCACACTTCTTACAAGTAGTAAAAAATTAGTGTTTACTTATGACTGAAACAACTGTAAATCTAAATGTGCAGGAGATAGGGATTATTCTCTCTGCAATTCAAAATCTTGAAAATGTGGATGAAATTCGTCTTGCCAGAGAGTATGGAAGTGCATCGGCACTATATAACAAACTTTATTCGCTCTGGGAACGGATGGACAGATCGGAAACTGGACTACGCTACGACGTAGTGCCCTCGTTTTGACCTATAATACAAAGGTAATCAAGGGAACACCTCATGCAAATGCCTCAACTGACGAGCAAGGACGGCAACATGATCGTTGACTTCTATCCTGTAAAGACTCCCTATGGTGATATTTCTGAAACTTGGGTTCTTCGTGCAGTAACCTTTGCTCCTCACGGTCAAGTATCCAAGAAGTTTCTGAACAAAGTGGAAATGCTTCTTGACATTCGTGAGCGTATGGCATATGGTTATGCTCAAACTGGTGATAACTCCAATCTTCCCCAACTTGGCAATCCCATGGCAGGTGCTTGCTGATGGAAAATAAAGCACGTATATTATCATCTTTGGTTTTATGTGTTGCTTACATCACAACACTTTATTTTGATACTGTGATTGGTTCTAGATTGTATATGTTGGGTAATGCTCTGGCACTACCTTATATGATCAAGAACAAGTGTTGGGACATTGTTGCTCTTCTTGCATTCTTCATTATTGTTGGATTGCCCAAGGTTATTTCATGAAAACCTCTTACATCTATCTTGGTTTGATTGCCATTCTGATGTGGAATGGTTTTATCATTCAAAGAGACCAAAAACTCTTTAAGGCATATGATGCCTGCACAAAATTCACACATCATCCCGATTGCCCCTACGACAAAAAATGAACAAAGACGACATCAAACAATTTATCAAGGCATTCATGGATTTCAGCAAACACGCAGAAGCACAAGAGATGTATCATAATGCAAAACAAGAGTATCTTAATTATGAACTGCGTAAGCAAAATTCTAAAATGATTATTGAGAATGAGATTGAAAAGAAAGCAGCAGAACTAGAAGTAACTGTTGATTATTACATGGCAGAGTTCATGTGATGAATCAAAAAACAAAACTAATCCTGGCACTACAGCAGATTGATAATCTTACCTCTCTTTTAGATGGTAATGAGTATCAATCTTTTTTGTATTCACATTTGATCAGTATGAAATGTGAACTTCAACGTCAATTGACAAATCTCACACATTCGTCTACAATTAAGGAGTAATTTAAAACAACAAATGAAGTATCTTTACATCGTCAACTACTGGGTTCCTTTTCCTTCTTCCGAATATGGTGGAACAGTAAGTTTGATCGCAGAGTCTGATACAGAGGCATTTGAAATTCTTGCAAAGTGTAGTGACTTTGATGATAGTTATACTGATCGTATCATGGAGCGTGTGGTGAATGCATATAAGTTTGCTCTTGCCGAAGAGGAAAACTCACGTATTGTTGATGTGTTTATTACATGAGTCATGAAGTACATTCCAAATGTTAATGATTATGTAAAGTGGAATGATGGTAAGGGCGTAGAAGGTTGGGTGTATTTCGCATGTAAGGAATACATTACCATAGAAAAATCAGTGCGCCCTAAAGACTGTGACAATTATAAAGCATGTTGCATACATGCAAATGATAGACTACTTGTTCTTTGTTATTCAAATCAGTGGAGTCAATTGGAGTATATTAAATCTAGAGAATCAATCTATGAAATCTAAAAACCCATGGAGATGGTGGGCAAAAGCACTGGGAGAAAAAGCATCTAAATGTGATAAAGAGTCTGATAGAGTTGCATTGATCCGAACGGTGATCTTTGCAACTTATTTGATTACTAACTGTTTTATTGTTGCTGGTGTAATACGACACTGGAATAAACAAACTAAAATAGAAGTTTTTATTGAAAATCCTTACAATTTAAATAGAATAAAATATACTCCATCTAATTTGCTGTGATGAGTGAATACCGAAAGAAATTATTTCCAATCAGTATTTTTCATAGTTCTGTTGAAAATAATAATAAAATTAAAGATTTACTCATTCCCCATGTTGAAAATTATAAGAAAGACTTAAATACTGCACCTAGTGGATGGATGACCACAAAAATCATTACTTCCTATGAAAATGATGAAATAAATTCTATATTTCAAGAAGGTGAAGAACTATCAAATGAAATTAAGTCACAATATACAAATGTATTGGAGACATTTTTTGATAAAAAATGGCAAGGATATATTGAATCTATGTGGTTTAATTACTATGAGAATGGTGAATACCAAGAATTTCACACTCATCTAGGTACATTTAATAAACTCATTCATTTTGCAGGTGTTCATTTTGTATCCTTTGATTCTTCAGTACATAATTCTCTTATTTTTTTAGATCCAATATCTAAACTTAGAAACTTTTCATTAGAAATTGATTCTAACAATTATAATGAAATATACACCTTAAATGCAAAAGAAGGAGATATAGTTATATTTCCTTCTTATCTGGAGCATGGAGTTAAGTCTGGTATTTCTACTCCAGGAAACCCAAGAATTACTATATCTTTTAACATTTCAATTCAGTCTTATGATAGGGGCAATATCTGTTAATATGTCTAAATAATTTTACTCATAGGTAAAACATCATATAAAATGAGCGTTTCAAATATCACCAGTGTTTTATTTAAAAGTGGTCCGATAAGGTTTGGAGATTTACGTAAAAATTTCAAAGTAACTGAATCTGGAACAGACGTAGGTGGACAAATAAAAGCAAGTGAGTTATATCGTGAGACTGCAATAACAGTCAGAAATCCTATTGTTCCTGATGCAGATGAGAATGAAAATATTCCCGAAATTAATTCTGCAAATAGTATATTTTTATCTAATTTTAGAAATAGTGTAAAACAACTCATTCTACGTCAGTCTGGAACGGATTTAAATTTGTACGGAGATTCATATGCAGATTGGGGTGGCAATTTAAATAGAAACGTTCAAAAAATACTTAGAATATCTGGAACAGTTGGTTCCAATGATAATACTCTTGCAGCATTTAATTGGTCTGGTGCAGCAAGAAATGTAAATGTTGAGGTCGCGGGTACAATAGTTGGAACTGCAGGTGAGGGTGGCACAGTTGAAGAACCTCCTGGTGGTGATGGTGGTGATGCCGTAAATCTTGATTCTGATCACAAATTAAGAATTATTGTAAAGGCAAATGGAAAGATAAGAGCTGGTGGTGGTGGTGGTGAAGCAGGCACAAGTGGTGAACCAGGCTCACCAGGCTCACCAGGAGCACCGGGAGAATCTGGTGCTCCTGGTGATAAAGGAGCTGATGGTGGAAAAGGACCTGATGGTGCTCCTGGACCTAGTGGTTCTCCTGGAGCAGGTGGTCGATGTGCAAAAGTTGTTAATAAACAGGCACCAGATAATTGTGGTAATGATGATATTGATGAATGTCCTGAGGGTTTTGAAGAAATGGGACATGATACAAATACTGGTCGTTGTGGTTGGTGGTTAGATCGTAGATCAGTGAGAGAAACATATTGTTGGAAATATGACAAATTTTCAATATCTGGTGGAAGTGGCGGCGCAGGTAGTGATGGTGGAATAGGTGGTGATGGTGGAATAGGTGGTGCTGGTGGTTCTGGTGGTGTTGGAGGAATAGGCGGAATCGGTGGTTCTGGTGGTGCTGGAGGAAAAGGTGGAAAAGGTGGAAAAGGAAGAGGATATGGTAATTTAAATAATGCCTCTCAATCTGGTATTGCAGGTGCAAGAGGAAATGCCGGTGGACAAGCAGGAAGAGGAACTGCAGGTGCTACAGGATCAGCTGGAGCATGGGGACAATATGGTTCCTATGCAGATTATGGACAAGAGGGACAAGAAGGTGAAGGTTGCGGCAATGCGGAAACTTTAACGTATTCACAAGATGGAGGAGATGGTGTTAGAGGACAACAGGGATTAAGAGGTCAACAAGGTGCTCAAGGGCAATCTGGTTCACCAGGATCTCCTGGTCAAAGTGGTGGTCCTGGTGGACCTGGAGGAAGTGGTGAAAATGGTGGAGTTGGTGGAGATTTTGGTGGTCCTGGAGAATCAACCTCAAATAGCGGAAGCGCAGGAAAAGGTGGAATTGCAATCAAAGGTGGAACTGGAATGTATCATGTAATTCTTGAACCAGCAAGTTCTACATTTCCATCAGGAGAAGTTTCAGGTCCATATTCTACAAGTACAACAGATGTCACAAGTGGACCGGCAAGTACATTTATTTTTCCCTCATTCCCATCATATTCAATTTCAAAGAATAAACCATCTATTGCAGAGGGAGAAACAATTACATTTACGGTAACGACCACAAATGTAGATAACGGAACTAATTTATTCTACACACTAGATGCATTTGATATTGCAGAATATGATTTTGATGAGAATGAAAATGGATCTAGACTTTGGGGATATTTCACTATTAGTAGTGGCACTGCATCGTTTACTGTCACTACTGCAACAGATGGTGTAACAGAAGATACAAAGGAAATTATCGTTGCGATTCGGACAAATGATCAGACAGGTACTATTGTTGCTTATACCACATTTACACTTCAAAAGAATGCCACATAGTGTGAATATATAACATGTAAATTTAGAAATATACCATGAGAAATCCGTCTAAATTTTTAAAATCTTATGTTAATAAGTTTAAAACTTTTGAACTCACACCTTTAGAAAAGGAAAAGTTCATTGAACTTGTACGCATATTGTCCAATTCAGAATCTTATAAATTAAAATCTTCTCCAGTAAGTGAGGAAATTGCCGAAAAAAGATTTAAGATATGCCAGGGTTGTGAGCACATCACCAAAGATTTAGAAAAATATGGTGATTCAGATTCGCACTGTGATCTTTGTAATTGCAATTTAAAAAATAAAGTTCAAAGACCTTATGAACAATGCCCATTACGTAAATGGGTCAATGATGATAAAATAATTAAAGATCATGTGAATCAGGCAGAACAAATTATTAATGATTTGGTAAATGACGAAACCTGGATTCAGTTATTAAGTTCCGAAGAACAATTTGAAGTTAATTATCAAGAGGCAATTGAAAGACTTGAGAAAGACTCAAGTACTGATTTAGTGGATGAATTAATTAAACAATCAGAAAGCACAGAAACCAATGAGTGAAGAACAACAGTATCCTTCCATTCCAGATCAGGCAAAGAATATTGTCAGTCTTGTACAAGACGCAATCAGTGATGTATTGAAAGGTAATCAATTATTTGCCTCTGATGAAGAACAAACTAGAAGAATGGACATTTGTAAGAAATGTGAGTATTTCAATGAAGAAGATGTTAGATGTCGTCATTGTGGATGTTTTCTAAAGCAGAAAGTTTCTCTTACCGCATCCAAATGCCCGATTCATCGTTGGGAAAATAATGATTCTGGTGCATCCTGGTTCTAACCATAATACCAATAATAACCTCTGAAACTATAGTGCCCAGGGTGCTTTAAACTCTTAATGAGACCCATACCTTTACCAGCACCACTTAATTGTCTTAAACCTTCGGCAACACTCTCATAACGGGGACCTAATCTCTCCGTTTTTTTGTGTATACCAAAGATGGATCTTTTTTTAGTATTCTCTTCAACAATTGACCACTTGTATCCATAACACCTATAACAGTTACGGGCACAGGATAATATATTTGAATTCTTTCTTGCATTACCTGTGACCTCCATAGCAGCTAGAGAGGCAGAATCCCATATTTTAATCTCACCAGTTTCAAGATGTTTTCCTTGTACTTTACATCCTGTACGTTTACTTTTACTTCTGTCTTCATCCGTAAATACATGTAAAGATCTTGATTGATTGATTATAAGGGGTATAATAATTTCATCTTCTTCATCATCTTCCTCTTCTTCAAATACACGATAGTTATATCCTTCATTATAAGAGTTATAGTGTTCTATCCAGTGTTTCTTTTTATCTTCAAATTCTCTTTCATCACATTCATCTAGTTCTTGTATACCAAACCGATGTATTCCATACTGACGAAATGCTCTGTGTATGGGTTCGGATGACATTTTGTTTGCTTTTTGTATGTGAGATTGCCATTCCTTATTCATGGGTTGTAGAGTATAGTCCACAAACTTGAATCCATTCTCTTTGTTGATGATGAGATAGATGATGCCCCGTGCCATGCTTTAAATGCATAGTGTTTACTATACTAATTATAGTGTTTCATATACCTTTCTAATTTTGGGTATTTTTGCGATGTGTGAGAATGCGAATATTCGTAAAAATGTGTTATTGAGAGATATAATGATAGTATTATATGGTGAAATAGTCTTATAATTCCTCTAATATCTTATAAATGCTTATAAATGTGTCTAAATGCCTCTAAATGCTTATAAATGTGTCTAAATGCCTCTAAATGCTTATAAATGTGTCTGGGTCTTGTGAGGTTGGCGAGCATAGCATAACACGCGCAGTTTGTCAAGTTTTACCCCGCCGCTCCCATAAAACTGTTACGAGATCCGCACGAGATCAGACATCCTTATAAGACTGCGAGATCTGCGCGAGATTGCATTACGAGATCTTATCATATCAGCATATCTTAACATTTTAAGCATTATATGCATATATAACAGTATCATTATCTTGTACGAGATCTGGGTGGGCACAGGGCTTGCACTCTCTACGAGATCATGCTACAATACAAACACGTTCACAAACCACTACGAGTTATGTACGACGATTACGAGATCGACTTTGATTCCATGGCAAACGATTGTAATCTAGATGAAGACTCGTACTACGAGCATCATACACGAGATCTGCACGGGGACGACGATTATGCACGAGATGGGCAAGACTACGAGAGTCTTGCATATCGCCATTATGCATGATAGAATACTCACACACCGCACGAGATACACATGATCGCACAGAAACGCAAGGTAAGTGTCACTCTATACGTTGAGTGTTATGATGATCTAGATCTAGAAGATCTTAATTGGAGAGAACTGCTAGATCTGCAGGGTGATGAAGAAGTTCATGCTAGCATCAAAGATCTAGATCCATTCTGATTATGTGACAGTCTTATAAGTGGCACAAGCGTTATAGTATGATACTATGCTATAACGTTAGTGTTATATGAATATTTCATGACAGGGGAAGTGGCGATGTATTGTCGTCCACAGGGATACCCCTCCCCTCATCTGATTGTCCTTATAAGATACCACAGCACCGTGCCAATTGGTGTGGGGTTGTGCCACCTTGTGAACTGGTCTAGTGTTGCCTTGAAGCACCACGAAGAGGGTTTATGTTGGTTCTGTTCAACACAAACGCCCCATGATTTTCCTCACTGTTGCCGATCACGGTTGTGTGTATACTCTTTCCCAGGAAGATGGCGATGAGTTGTACTTTGCACCCATTTATAAGAACGGAACTGTGAATCTTGAAGAATTCGCTCCTGTAGATCTTGATTCTGCAGATATGGATGAGATGGAGTTGTTTGATATCCGCAATCGCCTGGTTGCACTGTGCCAGGTGTGAAACTGGCACACACCCCCTTGCGCTTCTGGTGCAGGGGGGTTAAATTACATTCGTTCAACACCACACCGCCACCAAATGTCAACTCGCTCACGCATTGGTATTCAACTCTCTGATGAGTCTATTCTTTCGGCGTATCATCACTCTGATGGTTATCCCGAATGGTTGGGTCGTATTCTTCGCACCCATTATAACAGCAAAGAACTTGCTGCCGAACTGATTGACGGTGGTGATATGTCATGCTGCTGGACTGATCGCCGTTGGGATGATAGTGGTGATGGATCTTATGGTCCTCAATATTACTCTCAACGTGGTGAAAATTGCCCCCCATGTCTTGATGCTTCACTGGAAGAGTATCTCTCTGATGGTGAAGAATTTGCCTACCTTTATACTCTGGAAGGTGAATGGGTGTGCTACAATATGCACCAGTTCGACGATAGCAAGGCGCCAGAACGGGTAGAAATCCCTGCCCTGGCACTGGCAGTTTGAGAACTGGCACAGGGGGGTTGACATGCCCCCCACACCTCTGCTACATTACATTTGTTCTTGAGGGATCACCCCATGCTCAAAGGCACCGAACTCGTTTCCAAAGTGACCACTATGCAGGCACAAGAACCTCCCGCCAAGATGTCTGACATCGTTCGGGCATGTGGTTATGAGGTGGAAGGCAAACTCAAGTATACACAATTCTACACAGAATTGCTGGATGCCAAGGGTTTGCTGAACAAACCAGAACCCACAGAGATTTCTGATGAGTATCAGGAAATCTATGACGAACTGTGCGAAAACTACGGTGAGGATGCCGTAGAGGCATTCTTGAAAATCTGGGAGGAAAGTGATCTTCACGGGTTCACAGATGCCTATCAGGGACGTTACGAAGATGAGGCAGACTTTGCAGAGCAATTCACCACGGATTGCTATGGACTGAATGTTCCTTCGTTTGTAGTAGTTGACTGGCAGGCAACCTGGGATCAGGGACTGCGTTATGACTACGAGTTCGCAGACGGATTCGTATTCATGAACGCCTGGTAAGGTACGAGATCGTGCGAGATGTGTACGAGATGCACACGTATCTTATACACATCTCTACGAGATCATGTATACATCATAGTATACACTATCATTACGAGAATGTCAATCACTTGACAAACATCACGAGATAGCGTATACTATACAACATGGGAGTATGGTGGAATCGGTAGACACACCAGACTTAAAATCTGTTGGGCATAACGCCCGTGGGAGTTCAAGTCTCCCTACTCCTACTTGGGTGGTTTGAGATAATCGCCACCCATACCCGCGAGAGTAGTTATATCATACACATAGGTACGTGGTGATTATATCAAGGAAGATAGGAACAAGGTGATAATGAGGCAGGGAGTGGTGTCCCTGCCTTTTTTCTTTATGTGCAAGAATTGTGCTTCACCCCACTCACCCCTTCCCACACCATCTAACGTGCTTATATGACATTAACTCATACCCCTTCGGGGTATGCTAACGCATCTCTTTAAAGTATAATATTAAGCTTTATATTATCATCTTCAAACCTAGCAAAGGTATTCTAGTCAAGATTACAAGATGTGTCAAGCCCCTGGCACATTAGCAAACCTGATGGTACTGATAAGATTCCCTGATGTTAAGGAATGTTGCAACCCCTTGCCCTGGTGCCCCTGGTGTGCCATACTGATCTCGTGGTTGGGACACCTCTACATTCCCCCACCCATTCTTGACATGAACCTCACCAAATCTTTCCCTCCTGCTGATGCTCTGATCGTCATTCTGCAGGAGGTTGACTATCAAAAACTCTACCAAGATGTGCGGAGTTTTGTTCTCACTGCTGCCGCAATCGCCTATGTGGTTGCTACTATTCTCTGGGAGAAGATTCAGACCATGAAGTTCCAAACTCCTGAAATGTTCACCGAATACTTCTACCTGGGTGTGAACATGATCGGTGAACCTGGCGATGAAATCGTTGGGTTGAGTGTTGGCAACCGTTACATCGGTTTGTATAGCAACGGCATCGCCTGGGGTGTGCTCAACGAGCAGGGTGCCCTGGACAGTTGAGCAAGTGGCACATCGGGCACCGTGAGGTGCCCTCACCCATGCCAAACTACGTTTGTTCCTGAAACACACCCATGGACACCTACTTTTTTGAGATCCAAGATGCTCCTGGTGAGATCTACGACATCGAGGATCTGCAGCAGGAGGATGACGACGAGGATCAATCCTTCAACCAAATGCTCAACAGCAACTACACCCTGTGATGACACCTGACACTCTGAACTTTACTGGCGATGCTGTCACCTTCCTTGGTTTGGTTGGTGTCCTCTCCACTGGCATCATCCTGGTGCTATGCTTCACTCGTTACTTCAATTCTCCACTACGCAAGTGACACTCACACACCTTAACTATCAGGAGATTGATGCCCTGATGTCAATTCTTGACAGTAGCGATTGGTGCTACCTGACTGAACTCACAGAGGTTGACATTTCACTTCTGTATGACAAACTCACCGAAATGAGGGATGAGATCTGATGAACCGTTCTGAACTGCAAGATGCTCTCATTCAGCAGATGCTGGATGACATGGACCTCAAGACTATGACCCTACTCTGTTATGACTACCTCGAAGAAGGTTACGCAAAGTATTCTGATGAAGAATTGACCGAAGAAGTGAAAGAATACTACCCCGAACTGCTAGAGGGGTGACGATCTGACAACTGGCACACCGGGGGTTGACCCCACCCCCAATCCGTGCCATACTGATCACATCAGCGGGGGTGAAGCATCCCGCTCAAAACACTTCACTCAACCCTTTACTTTTTTTAACATCATGTTCAAGTTCCAATCCAGCGCCATCGAAAACATCAGCGAAGTGCAGAACGGTCAAGTGACTGTTACCTTCAACGGTGGGCGTGACTATACCTACAACGTGACCGATCCTGCAGAGTTCGTTGCCGATCTCAACCTGGTGATCGAAAACGAAGACTCCGTGGGTAAGTTCATCAATCTGGCAATCCGTGGTGATCAACTCACCCAGGTGCCTGCCACCGTGTGACGATCCTGGGGGTGGCACATGCTGCCCCCTT